TTTTGACAATGTGACCCGTAGTTGTTTGTGGGGTTGCTGCATTGTCTGTGAGAATCCCCAAAGACTGCACAGGTGTTACGACGTTAGATGCCATGGTGATACGTTACTCCTACGATTACTATTTATCTTGTTGCTGTTTTAGGAACTTGGCGAGATCCGCTGTGCTACCTACAAACATAGTGTTATTTGTAGTATTGACTTCCTTACTTTTCTTAGGTGCTTCAATGTCAGCAACCTTCTTTTGAAGATCCACCAACTTATCAGCAACGTCTCCAATGTGTTTAATGAGTTGCCCAGCAACTTCATATGCACGAGGTTGATCAGACTCCTGTGCCAACTCAAGGATACCATCAACTGCTTCCTGACCCTTCTCAATCAAGGAATACAAATGTCCTCTTGTATACTCATAGTCTTTCTTCAACTGCTCTTTAGTAGCAGTTGGTTCTACAATCTCCGCAGTTTTTGCGGGGGCTGGAATAATGTCCGTCTCTACATCGAGGGCGTCCTCAATGCCATCGAACTTATTCGTCAACGCCCGTTGTTGGGTTTCTTGAGAGTCCATCTGTATATTCACTGAAAAGTTCATTAAATCCGAAGTCATCATCAGGATCCGCATTTGCAGGATCAGGTGTCACTGTATAGCGAACCTCTCTAGCAGCAGTAATCTTAGAATCAGTTGCGTAATCAACGATTGCCTTGGTAATAACCTCAGAGGTGGCATCGGAGACAGGACCGTACAGATAGGTCTTGGCAACGAACATTAGTGTATAAACAAGAGTTCTACGAGTATCGTAGTCTCCTTCATACACATCCTCATAGTCAACCGATGTCAGTGTAATCGGATAATCCTTCTTCTCACCCAAATCAGGAACTAGATTGAGAGTGATATTAAAGGAGGGTTGGAAGACAGGAAGGATTTGCTCAATGATTTGTAGAGCATCGTCCTGGTTCTTACAAAGAACTGACAACTCAAAGTTGATGTTATACGGTACAGGCATGTATGCCTTATTAGTACCGCCAGCATCGGTGGTGTGTCTAATGTATTGGGTCGGGGAAACCTTTCTTGTGGGATCGTATGAAATGCCTTGCATCTCAAAAGAGATACGAGGAAGTGTGATCTGTGTTGCGTCCTTAGAAGTAAGATCTCCAACTTGACGCAGACGTGCCAAGAACTTTTGCTTAGGACCGTATGCCAGAGGCACTTTCATAACCTCAGTTCTACTGCCGCTAGTGCGACGCACTTCAATGTTATTGAAGATTGTGCCGAATCCTACGACAGTCTTCTTAATGATTTCGTGATAAGTATACGTTCCTAGCATTACAGTGTCCCAGACTTGTTACCAAACTCACCAAACGGATTGCTTTCGGTAAAGTCGATGATACCGTCGGCAACTGTTTCTATAGCGTAGTTCTGATCATACTCAGAGTTCACATTATTTATAGTGTTGTAAGACAGGGTTGTTGCGACAGCACCACTGGTTTGCCCAGTGACAGTCTCACCCGATCTGAATGCGCCTGTACGGTTATACACTTGCAGGATTCTATTTACGGAGTCCCAAGTCTTGACAGTGGCAGATACATTGCTGTTAGCACCAACAACCAACTCATCTGCAGTAAAGTCACCCACAGGAGCGGGTGTCTCATTCATAGTCAACGCAATAGTATTTGCAAATGCAGTCTCAATCTCATCGATCTCTTGAACACCAGTATCGAAGTTCTCGTCGCTGTACTCGAAGAGCTCACAACGCAGACCCCAAACATACTGCTTACCCAACTGATAGAAGGGAGTCTCGTGCTCTACAAACTGAATCTCAAACAACTTACCAGCAAGAGGGAACCAGACAAGATCACCCTCATTAGGACGACCCTCAACAATCAGAGTAGCGTTGTCGTCTACTGCCTGAGTGAATCTTTTACGAGAAACAATAAATGTAACCTGATCTGAGATTCGTACACCAAACTTAGAGAACACATCTCCGTCTCCACGGAAACCACCAGCGTCCTCTATATAAACTTCGATCTCATACGCACCATCAAAGGTGCTCATGGTATCTTCCGTGAAGATTGTATCTTCTTTGACCAGAGTGCGAGGAACGTAATATACGTTTTTCCCAAACATCTTGATCTGCTCGATGATCAGATCTTCAGTTAAGTTCTGTTCACCTGAGGTGCCTTGTGTGAAGTATGAGTTGAGTGCCATATCAGCCAATCATATCCAGAGGTGGTGTTTCCCAAGTGGTGCGAAGTTGTTCGTCCAAGATCTTGAGTTCTTCTACAGCATCGTTGTAGATCATCTCACCGTTCAGGGTGACGCCACCAGGCATCTGAACACCTTGGAACTTGGTGAGGTTTTGACCCCACTGCTTTTTAATCTTTGCAGTAGCGTAGTCCTTGACCCACATCTGATTATAGATTTCTGTCCATGTTGTCGGATCAAGTGCACGCCATGCTTTGATCACAACGTACTGATCTGCCATAGCATCCTCAGTCCAGTCGAAATCGAGATACAGTCTATCCTGTACTTGCGAATAGCGAATAGGTTTCATACCTTCCAACAGGAAGTCAATAGTCTCAAGGTGCTGCTGAATCATGTAGTAATGATAGAACTGTGTAGACGTAAAGTCATACAGATCATTCAGACGCAGTTGATAACGAATATCAAACATGTTCCTAGTACCCTTATCGGTAAAGGCAAACATGCCTTCAATAGAAAGGATATGCTGAGGAACAGAAAGGTATGAGTTCTGCTCTTTCCAAACGGTAGTATTGTCTACAGCGGTGTAGTCTGTATTTGTTTTGCCAGCAGCAATCTCATCAGCAGTAAACATGTGCTTGAGATATACACGCTCTGCCCCATCGTAATGGAACTGTTGGAACTTTTGCAGAGTATAGTCGATAGCGTCATCGACTTGATCATCGGATACGTTGACCTCCAAGACTGGTTTACCCAGTCTACGGAGGCAGTATTCCTTGAGTTCTGCTTTGGAGGTTGGAGAAGCCATTAGTTATCAGGGGCGAACGAGAGCAGCGAGAGCAGCTTTGAGTGCAGCAACAGTAGTGATGCCAGCATTATTACCAATAGCATTCAGGGCACTGTAGAGTGCTGTCAGGTCACTGTTTGTATCATCAGCAGCGGTACCTTGTGCAGCAGTTGCATATGCAGTGCTGTTTGTGGTAGCAGCGGTGCCAAGACCCAGAGTGGTGCGAGCAGTTGCAGCATCAGCATCATCAATCAGAGTTGCACCGAATGCACTGATTGTAGGTGTGCCAGACAGATCACTGTATGCACCCGAGGTAGCAACAGCAGCAAGAGTAGGTGTGCCACTCAGGTCACTGTATGCACCCGAGGTAGCAACAGCAGCAAGAATAGGTGTGCCAGACAGATCACTGTATGCACCAGTGGATGCCACGGTTGCATATGTGGGTTGTGTGTAGGAAATAACGCCAGTCGATGCGTTGTATCCCAGCGAACCAGTCACACTGATTGCACCGCGAGCGCGAGCAGTTGTGTGATACAGATTTGTACCTTCTGCCAGGTTGGTTGTGGTCTTCTGAGACAGGTCAAGGTTTGCACCAGTCTGCAGATTCACACGAGCATCAGCACGAGCGTTGGTGTAGAAGAGGTTTGTACCCTCTGTCAGATCGGAAGTGCTGATCTCACCAAAGTCAACCGAGAGACCCAGAACATTATTGAGATCATCGTAAACAGCGGAGATGCCAGTACCACCATTAACCAGAGCAGCAACACGATCATCAACTCTCTCATTAGTGAAGTACAGATTAGATGTACCTTCTGCCAGAGCATCGGTGTCGTGGTTGCTAATGTCACTAACCTGAGACTGACCATACAGGATTGTACCTGTGATGTTCAAGTTACCCTGCACTTCAAAGTCTGTAGTTGACTTGAAGTTGTTAACTTGCAGTGTGTTTGTGCTGGGGTTGTAGGTGAGGTTGGTCGAGTCTGTGCGGACCTCTGTGTATCCAGTGTTAGTGGAAACAAAAGGTATGTAGTATGTGAGGTTAGAAGTTGCAGTCTCAGTGATGTTGACCAGATTGGTCTTATCAGCAGTACCAGTCAGGTTACCAGTGACGTTACCAGTGATCTGACCCGTAACGCCCAGGGTGCCACCAATAGTTGTGTTGGTGGTTACATCCAGGGAGTTGGTAGTTGTCAGACCAGCAGCAGTGATGTTACCAGTGGTGGACTGAAGTTCAATCTTCGTGATAGAACTTCCATTCTGCAACTGCAGAGTTTTGCTTGCACCACGCAGGACAACATTATCTTTGAAGAGAGAAGTGCTGTTCTGAGTGATTGTGCTGTTGAAGGTAGCAGCACCATCAACGTTCAGTGTGTTATCGAGATCAACAGCATTCTGAACGTTCAGTGTACCTGCCAGAGTTGTGCTTTGGGTAACGTTCAGAGTACCAGCGATTGCGGTATTACCAGTCGAAGCAGTAACAACGAACTTGTTAGTGTTGATAAGCAACGAACCAGTGATGTTCGCAGATGCCGATGTGCTCAGACTGGTACAAGACAGGGTGCTGAGTGTTGTACCACCAGTCACATTCAGAGTACCACCAAACTCAGCGTTACCAGTTGCACCAAACAGAGAGATTGTGGTGGCGTTGTTAGGACCGATATAAATGTCGGTACCGAAGAATGATTCCTCAGCAACGGTAATACCGCCACTGGTGACCATCAGAGGTGCGTTAGACGCCAAGGTAGATGGTGTTTCGTTCTTAGAGAACTCAACACGACCGCTGAACTCCTGATTACCTTTGCTGACCTGATTACCATCAACAGTGAAGTCTCCATAGACTTGGATGTCTCCACCAACTGACATATTGCCAGCAACCTTGGCACCACCAGCAACATCCAAAGCAGCATTGCCGATGTTGATGAAGAGTGCTACGGAGTTGGGATTGGAGGTGTTGCTGACGGTGAGAATACCATCAACGTTCAGAGTGCTATCAAGGTCGGTAGCACCAGTAACGTTAAAGGTGTCATCGATAACTGTTGCACCAAGAACGTCAAGGGTACCAACAATGTCAGTATTACCAGAGTTGAAGTCAACGGTGAACTTATTAACCCCAGAACCATTCTGGAGCAGCAGAGATTTGTTAGCAGCATTTACTGTCAGACCATCAGTAATGACCGTCAATCCATCAATATCAAGTGTACCGTTGATGGTTACGTTATCGTCAAGTACAGTCTCACCAGTGAAGGAATCCAGAGTCAGGTTACCAGAGGTTGTGCTGATCTCGGAAGAACCGTCAACACCAATCTTGATGTTGTCTGCAGTAATGTCTGTAGACGTGATTGCATGGTTAAAGGTAACTGTGCCATTAACAGTGTGAGTGTCTGTGCCAGCATTACCAATAGTTGCATTACCATTGGTAGTAAAGTTGCCAGTGACGCTCATGTTGTCGGTGACGCTAACCGTGCCACCTGCAGAGTCAAGAATCAGGTTTCCTGACGTGGTGGAGATTTCGGAAGCACCATCAACGCCGATCTTGATGTTGTCTGCCGTGATGTCGGTGGAAGTAATCGCCTGGTTAAAGGTGACTGTACCCGTAACCACATGTGCATCTGTACCAGCATTGCCAAGGGTTACATTCCCGTCAACAGTAAGGGTGCCATCGATCTTGGTATTGCCGTCAACATTCAGATCAAGATCAACGTCAAGATTATCTGTGATATTAACAGTGCCACCAACAGAAT